TTGACTACTCAGATATTGAGGAAGCTACGCTGGAGGTTCTAGCCAAGACAACTAAGGCTTGGGACATTACATACAACGGAGAGAAACCTAAGCTCACCGTTGCTAAAGCCAAAGACCTATACGAAGAAGTCTTCTGGATTAAGAGCCAGCTTGAGGAGGTAGTAACTGACTCTCTGGATTTTACGAAGGTCTGATCTGTGAGCTAGTTGAGTGGGCTGAACATCAGTTTAAACTCAACAGGCCAGATCAGAATGGCACTACAGAACGAGAACATCTTGAACAAGTAGAGAGGCAGACTGGACGTAGAGTAGAAGCATTGGAACCCCCGACACCTTTCCCCATGCTAATATCCCACGTTTGGTCTGCCTTTACTGCTTTAAGCTCTAGCAGGGGGTCAGGCTTTAGTGGCCCAGCGCCTATTACGTTTGAGCAAATTAAAGCGTGGAAAGAGCTTACAGAAACATCTATTGAGCCTTGGGAAGTTGAGGCCATCAAGAGAATAGACCTAGAATACTTAAGGGTGGCAAATGGCTGACGATATTAAACTTGTAATAGGCGTTGATGATCGGGACTTAGTTCGTGCTGAGAAAGAGCAACTTAAGTTTCAACGTAACCTCACATCTATTGAGAAAGCCTTTCGCTCTGGTAAAATCAATGCCTCTAGGTATAACAGTGAACTCGCTAAACAAGCTAAGGAGCTTGCTAAACTTGGTGGTGGGTACAACAAGGCTAACAGCGAAGTTCGTAAATACGCTGCCTCTCTGAGACAGGCAAATGAAGTTCAACTTGAAGCCACTCAAGCCGCAGGTTTTGCTGGTAAAAGAGTTAACCGACTTGGTATGCAAATGCAGCAAGCAGGTTATCAGGTAGGTGACTTTGCAGTTCAGCTTCAAGGTGGCACTAACATGATGGTTGCCCTTGGTCAGCAGGGTTCACAGTTGTTGGGTATCTTTGGCCCAGCTGGAGCTATTGCTGGTGCTGCACTTGCTATTGGTACAGCGTTTGTTGCCCCATTAATGAGGGCCGCTAAAGAGGCTGACGAATTAGCTAAATCAGTTAAGAGTGCAATAGAGGAAGTAGATGATGCACTTCGGGCATCCATGTTGGGTGCAACTGAAGGTGAAATGAAATTCATCGACAATATAGCTGTCCTACAGACAGAATTAGACAATTTACTAGAGCAACAAGCAGCAGACCCCGGCGGTAAGACACAGGCACAGCTGGCTAACATAGCCTCTGCTATCCGGCAAACCAAAGAAGACTTGGGTAAAGCTAACGAAGAGTTTAGAGACTATCAAGCTAACGTAGCTAAGTTAAAGTCGTTTGACCCCCTGTCAGCTTTTGGTGGTGCGGGTCGTGACATTAAGGAGCAAGAGAAGCTAAAGACAGCAGTTACAGAGACTGGGGAACTCCGTGTAAAACTTGCATTCAGACGCCAGAAACTCTTTGACGCTCTTAGGGACAGGCAGAGGAAAGCTGAGAGAGAAGAACAGAAAGCTGCTGATAAGATAGCAAAAACTATTGAGAGAGCTAATCAATCCGCTAGAGATCGGTTAATCTCTGAAAGCTATAGGGTTGATCTGTTGGAAGCAGAGCTAGAGTTTGGTAAAGAGTCGGTTCGCTATAAGAACTTGGTTGCTCTTATTGAAGACTCTAACCTGAGAAGGAAGCTAGAGGCACAGGGCGTAGAAAAAGCTACTATTGACGCCATAATAAAACAGCTTGATGGTCAACGTCAAATTACGGCAGAATTAGAGAAGCAGGGTAGAATTACCTACCGCATGTTTGAAGGTAGTGATGCCGCCAAAGCTATGAGAAAGTATGCTAGCAGGGGTACTCCCACTGGTACAGGCAAACCAAAAAAAGAAAAAGAACCTGTTGTCAAGGAATCAGACCTTCAGAAACTCAGAAAAGAACTTGCCCTAGAGAGCGCACTCGTTGGTCAAACCGAAGCCAGACAAAGGGTCATACAAGCCCTTGGTGTTGAGTTCTCTAAGAAGAACCCTCAGACTGTCGCTAATCTTGAGAGACAAATCCAGTTAACTAAAGATTTAATCCAAGAGGAACAGAAACGTAAAGACCTTATTGGCTTTGTCGCAGATAGCATGGGAGATTCTTTCATGTCTATGGTTGAAGGTACTAAGTCCGTTAAGGATGCCTTCCGTGAGATGGCGAGTGACATTGTTAGAGAACTCTACAGAGTGCTTGTCGTTCAACAGATGGTTAACTCAGCCAAGACATTCATGGGCGGTTTCTTCGCTGATGGGGGTGCTTTCTCAGGTGGTTCGCAGATACAAGCCTACGCTAATGGGGGTGTAGTCGGCAGTCCAACATACTTTGGTATGAGTGGAGGTAAGACTGGTCTCATGGGTGAAGCTGGCCCAGAAGCTATCATGCCACTTTCTCGTGGAGCTAATGGTAAACTGGGGGTTCAGGCAGAAGGTGTAGGAGGCGTCACCATAAACCAGAACATTAATATTTCCACTGGAGTACAGCAGACAGTACGCAGTGAAATCAAATCAATGATGCCACAGATTGCTGAACAGTCTAAGGCTGCGGTACTAGACGCCAAGAGGCGCGGTGGTTCTTACGGGAGCAAGTTCTAATGGCTATCACATACCCACTGTCGCTACCAACTACTATAGGTATCGCTCAGATTGACTTCAGGGCAGTTAGTGCTGTTGCTATCTCTAGGTCTCCGTTTACCTTTCAGCAGCAAGCTCACGTCTACAGTGGTCAGGCTTGGCAAGCTGACATTACACTACCGCCAGTCAAGGGTGACTTAGCTGAGGCTTGGGTAGGTTTCCTACTGGCGCTCAGGGGTCAATCAGGTACGTTCTACCTTAGTGATCCCTTGAACACCTCTCCTAGAGGCACAGCGACAACCCTGTCCGTTACGGGTACGTCTGGTAGCAGTAGTGTTGCTGCCACTATCAATGGCACTCTTAAGGCTGGGGATTGGTTCAGCCTTGGGTCAGGTACTAGCACTCGACTGTATAAGGTTGTCCAAGACATTGGCTCAAGTGGGACTATGGAAATATACCCTGCTTTACGATCTACTGCCTCTGGAGCCTCTGCTGACTTAACGGAAGCTAAGGGTGCTTTCAGGCTATCTAGCAATGAGACCTCTTGGTCTATTAATGACGTTAATTCCTACGGTATAACCTTTGGGGCTATGGAGGCACTATGAGCGATAAAACTATATCTGGCATCACCGACAGCGAGATACAGCCATTTTACGCTGTGGAGTTACTATTTGATTCTGGTGCTGTGCGTCTTTGGACAGGCTACGACGATAAGACTATCGGAGGGGACACTTACCTTGGCGCTGGTAGCTTACTGAGTATCCCTAACGTAGAAGAAATTGCGGATATGTCAGCTAAGTCTGCTGAGATAACCCTTAGTGGTGTTGCTACGGAGCTTGTTAGCCTAGCTCTACAGGAGCCGTATCAGGGTCGTAACGCAAGAATACTTTTTGGCGTTGAGGGTCAGACACCTATTGAAGTCTTTGGCGGTCTTATGGATGTTATGACCATCAGTGATTCTGGTGAGGCGTCTACAATATCTTTGACTGTGGAAAGCAGACTTGTTGAACTTGAGCGGATAAGACCCTTCAGATATACCGACAACAGCCAGAAGTTACGTCACCCTACAGACGACTTCTTCTCCTTTGTACCTGCGTTACAAGACAGGGAAATCCTTTGGGGAAGAGAAGCAATTAAGCCCACATAAGAAAGATAACTCATGCCCGACTTATCAGAGTTGTACAAGTACCTAGACAAAGAGAAGAACACAGTCTTCCACTACCACATAAAAGATTGCTTCATGTTCACCAACGATGCTTGGAAAGCTATGTATGGACATGGTTGGGCGGATGACTGGGACAGACGATACATCAAGTCCACTGGGCTTTACATGAAGGTAAAAGAGCTAAAGAAAGAGTTTGGCTTTGACACGATAGAAGAGGCTGTAGATAGCAAGCTAACTAGGGTCAATGGTGTGCCTCCAAGGGGAGCATTGGTAGCTACAGATAAGAATATTGCGGCTACAATTATAGGTAAAGCATTTGGTATCTGCATAGGTAACAAAGCTGCTTTCTTAAGTAAATCTGGTGTTGTTTATATACCTGTCAGAGAAATAACAGAGGCTTGGGTAGAGTAGATGAAAACTCCTTTTAATGTGTTAGCTAAACATACCTCTTGGGATACAGCCCCCAGAGACCCTATTACCATTGGTAATATCATAATAGCTGGTCTGGGGATGTCTACCTCTTCTCTGGCAATTATCTATGCAGTAGGTTTTGTCACTACCACTCTTATAGCTGGCGCTCTTATGAGAGCACTTATGCCCAAGCCACCTAAGATGCAAGAGGGTCTATTAGGTAACTTTCGTGAGGCCGCTTCTCCTTGGGATGTAGTGTACGGTCAGGTTCGTAAGGGTGGTACTGTCACCTATATGGAATCTACAGGCGACACTAACAAGTACCTACACATAATAGTTACCCTTGCGGGGCATGAGGTTGAAGAGATTGGTGACATCTACGTCAATGACAAAGTTGTTACTATTGACGGTAATGATGAGGTAACTTCAGAACCTTGGGTTTCTGGTTCTGGTGGTGCTGACAAGTGGATTACCATCAAGAAGTTTACAGGTGCTAGTAACCAGAATATCTACAACAGCCTCCAAAGCATGACTGATGGCCCCACTTTTGAGAACGAAGCTGTAACTAATACACCCTCTAATTTCAAGGGTGAAGGCATATCGTGTATCTATGTAAGGCTGGAGTATAACCGTGATGTGTTCGCTAGTGGCATCCCCTCATTTTCCGCTGTAGTCAAGGGTAAGAAGGTCTATGACCCCCGTACATCTACAACAGGTTACTCAGCTAATGCTGCTCTGTGTATTCGTGATTACCTCGTTAGTGAATACGGGTTGAACACTCTTGCATCAAGCATTGACGACACCTACTTTTCCACTGCCGCTAATGACTGTAACACAAGCTCAGGCTCGGGTGAATCTAATAAATTCGAGATTAACGGTGTTATAAGCACAGGCGCTAACATAAGAACCAACCTACAAGATATGGTCGGTGCTTGTGTTGGTAACTTGTACTACAGTGCTGGTCAGTTTAAGCTAGTAGCTGGTGTATATAGCCCGTCCGTTAAGACGTTGACCCTTGATGACCTACGCAGTGAGATTAGCCTTAACACGAGGACTTCTCGGCGGGATAACTTTAACTCTGTTCAGGGTACATTTATTTGGGCTGGAGTTGACGATGGCTCAAACAGTGGTGGTGACTGGACGGAGTTTGAGTACCCACCCATTACATCTGCCACATTTGTCACAGAAGATAATGAATACGACAACCCACTACAACTAGACCTACCACTTACCACAGGTTCAGCTACAGCACAGCGTATTGCTAAACAGACTTTGTTCCGTGCTAGGGAGCAAATGTCCTTTAGTGCTGAGTTTGGTATGAACGCATTTGATCTTGAGATTGGCGACACAGTTAGCCTTACTCTTGACCGTTACGGGTGGGATGAAAAAGAGTTTGAAGTTGTAAGTTGGGGCTTTAAAGCTGACCAAGACGCTGGTGATCTTAGGGTTACACTCGGTCTCAGAGAAACCTCTGCTGCTGCGTTTGATTGGAACGCTGAAGAGAGCGACATCATTGGCAATAACACTAATTTGCCTGATCCTTATTCTGGTCTGACCATATCAAACCTTGTGGCTTCAGGCGGTGGGCGCACTCAGGGAGATGGTACTTTCATCAACTCTGTAATTTTATCTTGGGACGCCGTTCCAAGCTCCTTTGTTTCTTACTATGATATTGAGTGGAAGCCGCTGAGTGATAGCATATATGCCAGCACAACTACAACTGAGTCTACTATTGAGCTTTCGCCGCTTATTGACGGTGTTGAGTACAGTATTAGGGTGAGAGCTGTTACTGTCAGTGGCATTTCTGGTCCTTATACTACCGTTTCCTTCACCGGGGGTGGAGATGTAACAGCGCCCGGTTTGCCTACATCAATTACAGCTGATGGTGGATTTGAATATATCACTGTTCGTTGGACTAATCCAACAGATGCTGATCTTAACTTTGTCGAGGTTTGGGAGAACACTTCCAATTCATCATCTGGCGCAACAAAGGTTGGCATTTCTGGCGGCAGTGAATTTGTTCGGTCCAATCTGGGCTTAAACCAAACCAAATGGTATTTTTTAAAATCTGTTGATTATTCAGGAAATGCGTCAGCTTTTACAGCTGGGGTTTCTGCGACAACAACTTATTTAGATGATGCTGATTTTGCTAACGGGGTATACCAGCTATTCAAAGATCAAGGTCTTTATGCAATTGAAGATGTTTCATCACTTCCTGCCTCTGGCTCTTTTGTCGGGGAGAAAGTGTTTAATACAACTGATGGAAAGCTGTATAGTTGGACGGGAAGTGCTTGGGAGGCGACTGTTTCTGATGTTGGGGCTGACTCAATTACAGCAACAGAAATACAGGATGGAGCTATATCAACGCCAAAGCTGGCT